TTAATACGCTTAATTACCGTACTTTCGGTAACTCCATCTGCAAGATTCTTTGGAAATGTGTTTAAAAACTGCTCTTTGAACTTTCCAAGCATGTAAAGCGGGAAAATATTGTTCAAATTGACAACTTCAGTGCCTAAAGTGTGCACAGCAGCAGTTGTTGACTCAAATTTGTAGTCTGATATGTTTCCAACTGCTTTTACAGCGTTAAATCCTCTTCCACAGTTCTCAAATAACGTTGCACCCTTGCTTTGGTAGTAAATTATCTCGTCATCTATCAATAAAAGTCCTTCTGACGGAAAATCACGTGTAGATTCAACGTCAATCGTTGTAGAACTTGTTGTAACAGCAGAAATTAGAGTTGTAGTAGTAACTAATTCGCCATAATTGTCAATATTATAATAATCTGCCCAGTTTTGTATTATATCAATGCAATATCCCTTTAATTCTTGCGACTTATAGTATTCTTTGACAAAATCAATGAACGTAGGAAAACTATCCCTTACAAAAGAGGGAAATTGCCCTGCTATATTGGTTGATATTTTGGATCTAGACTCTGGACTGACTTCCGATGGTACAGGCGGTTGTGTAACCGTTGTAGTGGGCGTCGTCCACGATCCAACTCTCCAAGAACTACTTGTCATATTCGATTAATAGCTAGATTCTGGAATTACTCCTGTTCCAGAAAGATTTGAACCACTACTAATAGTATCTTCTACTACAGTAATTACTGAGTTATCTATACCCAGTGTAATATAGGTTTCTCTGAGTGAAACAAGATCATTTGACTTAGGCACTGCCTTTATCTGTAATGTATTATTTGCTACATCAGTCGACTGTATAATTAAATCGTTAATTACGATTTCTCCCATGTCATAATCTATGGATCCCCATAATCCGTCAATATACTCAAACTCACCAGTTCCCTTTACGTAATACAAACGTAAGGTTCCTGCACCATCGTCATTTAGATAGTAAGTATTAATATCATCACCTAAAATCTTAAATCCACTAGACATGATAGCAGGATCTGTAGATGATTGTTGATTGATTCTGTTTCCGTAACAGATTTTATAGTTCACACGTTGGTTTAAGTCAATAGGAACGTTCTTTCTCATCGTTAGACGAGTGATGTTACTGGTAATTGACCTTTCCGAGTTGTCAATAATGTTCTGTGCTTGAGAATACTTGAATTTACCACCAAATTTATTAAACTCACCACTAGAATTAAGTGCTGTGAGTGTAGTAATCACAAGATTCTTGATTTCTGCAGGAGTTCTGCGTGTATTGTTGGGGTTGTAATACACAAAACTCACTAAATCTACGTATAATATGGATGGATCAATGATTGTAGGTTGAATTGCAGCAACAGAAAACTCTCTGAGCTTCTTTAAAACAGAATTTTTCTCAGAAAGTGATAATTTATCAGCATTTTTTGGTTTGATTGCCAAAAATACCTTACCAAATTCGGGAGGTTCCGCTTCTTCTCCACCATAACATGCAATAGATGCGACGTTTGGATAGATTTGCGGTACAATTGCTTCATAATCTTGTGTAGAAACTGCTCTACCGAACGCAGAATAGAATTTTGGTGCACCAAATTTGATAGATTCCGTGGTTTCTGGTTCTGCTCCTCCGTCTGGGAACGAAACTGCGGTAATTGTAATGCCAGAAGATATCGCATTTCCTGCATTATCACGATATGTTCCGATATTTTCAAAAACTTTCAGTCCATTTGCTCCGTTACCAGATGATGTTGTGTACCTTACTGTTACAACATCGCCATTTGTCAATGCTTTTCCTATAACTCCATCACCAAATAGTATTTCTGGTATCTGATACTCACTCTCTTCTAGGAAAAACACCTTAGAAGTAGAGTCAATCTTTGTAATATCTGTTGCTTGTAGATATTTTTCTGTAATTGTACCAGAAGTTACCTCTACAATCATGCTTGTAGTGTCGACTTTATCGTTTGTAAGTATAAATCTTTGTCTTTGTGTAGTATCTTTTACAAAAGTGTCTGTTAGAAACAGTCCTTCAAACAAAACTAGGTTAGAAAACGTTGCAATTCCTGTCAAACTATCTACAGATTGTGATGTATCAGTCGGAATTGAGAAAACAAAGTTGTTATTATCCAATCCTGTGAAGTTTACAACCAGTCCTGCAGAGATTGTAACTGATTTTGGGTATGGAAATGGTGTTTGTACTGCAATATTGACTGTAGTGCGTGCTGATCTTGCTGATTTTGGTGTGTAACCAATCATTCGAGCAAGTTTTACAACGTTTTCACGCAAAACTGCCGTTTCTAGGAACCCTTCATTGACTGCAAGGTTCGCATTTACTGCTGTATAGTAGGTATTGTATGCTAATGTGTCAATTAGCACTGTTAAAGACGACCCCTCGAAGTCATAATCAGAGAATTGATCCTGACTTTTTAGGTATTCTTTAATTTGTGCCTTGATTTCGTTGAACTCAAGGGCATTGACTTGATTAAATGCCATTATGGTTTAAATACTACACTGATATCATCAAATTTAGGTGCAAGACCTAATATCAAATATGTAACAGAACAGTTCAACTCATTACGATCTGGTTCAAAGTCAACATCTACAGATACTGCTGTAACTCTAGGTTCGTAGATCTCAACTGATTGCTCAATTCTATTCTTTATCTCTAGTTCCATAGTAGGAGTAGAGTTCTCGAATAACAGTCCTATTATATTCCCACCGAAGAATGGGTCAAATGGTTTTTCATAGAAATTGTAAAGAACAATATTCTTAACTGATTCCTTTATTGCAGCTTCGTTCTTAAGTGCCAAAATATCGTTGGTCACTGCATTCTTTTCAAATGTTAAAGAGAAATCCCTAAAGGACTTCGATATCAAAGACATCTCGAACGAAACAATTCTTTATCAATTGTTATTTATACTCGTTTCTCGAAAGGTTTACGTTTCTTACCTTGTCTATCACTACGAGGATCGGTAATTAGGTATCTACAGTACTCATTACCATGATCGTAAAAGTGATCAGACATATCAACTGGAATGTTAGCATTCCTTTTACCGTCTACAATTCTATTTGCCTTGCCCACGATACCTCTTCTTCGCTTTATTACGAGAAGTCGCACTGTACTTCGTGTGTGCACCACGACCTTGTGATGTTTTCTTAGGTTTCGCTTCAATAGTGATACCCATGTTCCATTTTGCTGCCATAATTAACCTCCTGCAAATACGTTTGATGATCCTGCTGCCACAGATGTGCAACCTGATATTCCATCTCCTACTCTACCACATCCTTTACCATTAATAAAGACCGTGGAACTACCACTTGCTATTGCAGCAGAGTGAGGTGGACATGGACTGCCTGGTTTTAAGTGTGTAGTATTCTTATCTCCTTGTCGAGAGATCGGGATACCATTACAGAAGACATTAGGACTACCCTGTGCTCTAGACATTCCAGAACAATGAGCGACGTCTGCATCTCCTATTCTTGTAACTGCGGGCATCTTACGTATAGTAATTTGAAATAAAGGAACGTATTCCTTCGTACTCATTATTTATCTTCAGTTCCAAAGTAAATGATACAACCCCAGTGTCAGCAGTGACTGTAATTGTAAAGGTCTCTGTGTACGGTGTCGTATTGTCCTGCTCCAAGTTATACATCAACTTGTCAGAAGGCATGTTAGCAATCTTTGTTACAGTTGTAGGTGTCTTAGGATATGTCGTGCCTTTCTCAACATAGGTAAATTGATCATTAAAAGGATCAGTCAAAGTTCCTCCTATATTGACAGACGTAGTGCCAGGTGTAATGACAAGGTTTGGTTGTGCCCCTGCTACAGATGCAGTGACATTGGTTATCGTATCGCTGCCATCGTCACTCGATGCAGTTACAGTCTGATTCATCGTAAAGTTAGGACGAGTGATATCAGGCAAAGGATCTGGGGTTAGGACTATCACTTACTCTCTTTTGATACAAGTTCATGCAAGTATTCCGACCACTTGCTCATGGCGATATGGTCATTGATGCTATGAGGTGGTTCGGGCATTGTGGGTTCAAACCTAATTAGATGATCAAACTCATCGGGAAGGTCACCACATCTATCGACTTCGATGAGTTCTCCATCTCGTTTAACCACGAACTTCCCTTGCAAGTCGTCCATCGAATCTAACATAATACTTTTTAATTATTTAGAGACCTACGCGGGGTTAACGCGGTTATCCGAAGGTATTTACGTTATGCACCTTACGCATCGGTGGGTACTTATACATCAGACGGACTGGAACTGGTTTCTTAGTTACCTGTAAGTATATTCTTAATAGAGTGTCAGTGTCTACCAATTGACATCCTCTTTTTCCATAATCTCGGCAATGCATTTATCATGATCGCACACAACATCTACGAGTCTCTCATACTCGTGTTTCTCGCTTCGTCTCATCATGAACTTGGAGTCGTTCAACCGAGTCTCCAATGCATCTATTTTTGCTGTGAGAAGGTCGATAGCTTTCCATGCTGCCGATTGTCTCATTATTATTTCATCATACTTCCTATCTACGTGTGATAAGTAGTCGCCTGACATAAATCCTCCCTAGTCTTGTTTGATATCAAAGTGCCATTTGATTGACTTGATGTAGTCAAAAGTGTCTCCTATATCCTTATCGCAATCTACGTCATACTTACGATCACAAAGGAACTTACGAAGGTCGTATATAGAATCGTAGGTGCCGACCTCATCGAAGTGATCGTCAAAAAGAACGTAACGCATTTGGGAAAAGGAGATGTTGATTTATTTATTGTATCTTGAAACTCACACAATGTCAAGAGGGGGGTCTGGGGGATTTTTGGAAAAATTTTTTATTTTATATACGCTCGCGAAACCCATACTTTATAGATTAGCTCTCTGGGACTCCTTTAAACGACCCCCCCGCCCCCGCACTGGGTTAGGGACTGGATCGCTGCTTAAGTTCGACTTAAAGAGCAGTGCATCGCTCACCTTGAAAGTCTTATGCGATCCAGAGATGTGGTCTTACATTTAGATGAGGGATTACTATCACTCTGTTTCAGTGCTACCTACATCAGGTTTGCCACGCTGCCTAGAATGGGCAATCGTCAGGGACTGTGAACTGTGGTTTCTCTCCTGCCATCCATGCTGCACGCTGTGTGTCCTGCCACTCCATGTGTGC